CTATTGCACATCAAGTATCAGAAAAATATTATTGTGAATTAATGATAATAAGAGATTCTGTTCCAAATTCACAAAAAGAATATAAGGAATTTAATTATCCAGATTCAACGCCAAAAATAATAGATGTGAGTTCTTCAAACAAATAAAAAAGGGGGTGAATTAACACCCCCAGTATTAAATCCTACAAAATTATTGTTATTATATTGTTGTTATAGGATTCATTGATGTGAAATAGTTATATTTCCACGTTACAGCAAATTCTTCTACTGCATCATTTGTATCATAAGCGAGTTCAATTGGCGCTATTACAGACGGCCACAACCCAAAGAAATTATAACTTTTCAGTCTTGTTCCATTACGATCAAGTTGATGAACTTCAGCCGAAGATTGATATAATAACGGATTGGTTACATTAGTCACTTCGAGAAGTGTTCTATCCATTCCATCCATCCATCTTTCAAGGGCGTTACGAATATCAAAATCAGTATCATTAAATACTGTAGTTTCCCAATCGTCATAAGTCCTTTCGCCAGCGATTTTTAATATACGCCCACGATATGGAACTTCTACAGCCGCGACGGTTGTGCCTGGAAGTGATGTACCTTTACAAAGATAGGTAAATTTTCTCGAAGCAGAACCAGCCATTGCAATTGCTGGAAAGTTCATAACAACTTCAAACTGATTAGCTCTTGCACCACCACCAGTTAAGTTCGATTTAAAAAATTCTATATTAGCCATGATTCTACGCTCCTACTTCAGTAAATGACACACCGGTTCGGGTAGCCACAAACGTTAAAGTGATAAAGTTAATAGAACGAGCTGGTTTGATATAGATATCAGCACGGAATTCATTACGATCAATAACATCACCAGTATTATTTGATGTGTCACAAACCACTTTGAAATCTGTTATACCTCTACGACCTTGAACATCTCGAAGGAAAGGTTCTGTCATCGCAACAAAATTTGAACGTGTAACGTCATCATTGAGTTCGAATAATTGAGCCCTCGAAGCAGTTGAGATAGCTTTCTCAAGTACCATGAAGAGTCTACGAACATTGATACGATCAAATGCAGATGCTTTAGCCTGAGCAGTTTTATCACCCCATAATAATGTTCCCATTCCCGGAAATGTTACTACTGGATTGATACGTGCTTTGTATAAAGTATCTCTTTCATTTTTCTTAGGATTGAAAGCAAGTTTAACAACAGACTTGATATTACCACGACTCATTCCAGCTGGCGAGAACCACGGATCAGCAACATCGTCTGTATTAGCACAAGTACCAGCAAGATCTCCGTTTAATGGGACCCATCGATATACATCATTATATGTATCATACTGATATTTCCAACCAGAATCAAATACAACATAAGAAGTAGAACTCAATACATCAAAGTACGTTTTAACATTTGTAGTTTGTGTGTCGGAATTGACAACACCAACAACATCAGACATTTCTGGTGAAATAAACCCGAGGCAATCTTTACGAGAGTTACATAGATTGATAACATTTTGTGCATGAACCTGATCACTAGGTCCAGCCATAACTAGATTAACATCAACGGTATCAGCATCAGCAAAAAGGTCTAAACCTTCTTTGAAGTCACCTGATGTCGGATATACACCATCTGTGCCACCCGATAATGATAAATCATATGCAACCTGCGTCGAATCATATGTAACACCCTTAACCGCTCCACCAAATGATGGTGTTGCTGTAGGGAAGTCCATAAAATAAATATACTGTGAAGAACGGAATAGTACGTCTTTATAGAACATTCCTTCACCTGTTACTGACTTAACATCAGAGGCTTTAGAACAAACGAAAGTTTCTAATACAGTTCCAGCAACGCCAGTAATACCACCGTCTTCATCAGATACAACGATATACATCTCATCGTTTGTACCACCAAGATCAGAAGCATAGTCTGAAGTGCCTGGAGCAACATCAAATAAATCAGCATGTGCCCAAGCAGAAAATCCAGTTGCAGAGGGTAGTACGTCTACTTTAAGACTATTTCCCCATACGCCAGGAGTTTTTGCTGCAAATTCGCCAACAGCTGTTGGTGTAGCATTTTCCCAGATGTCATCATTCTTAATCAATACACCAGTAGTACCAGATGCATTGAGTGCTGCAGTTTCGTCAATTGCACGAACTACTTTCAGCGCACCAGAATATTTTAAAAAGTTTGCGGCAGTATACCAAGAAGAAGCATTAAAGTCACTAGGTTTTCCAAAGTAATCTACCAATTGTTTCTCTGAGGAAACTTCAACGATATCGTCAGCTGGACCTTTATTTGCCGCTATTACGATACCACCAATTGATGTTGATACGTTAGGAATTATAGTTGTTAAATCTTTCTCTTGAACCAATACGCCGGGGCTAACTTGAAAAGCCATAGTCTTCTCCCTTTTGGATTAATTTAAATTCTAACAGTCTCCTGTTATTACTATTATTTATAAAATAAGCGTTTCAGTATCGTCTACTATCATTATAAATACGATAAAAGAGGTTCCACACGCGAGTGTCGATTAAATAATATGTAACAATTTAAAAAGGTGAATATATGAATTTAGGACATTTTTTAATTAAACAACTCAGATTATATGGTGCGGAACATATATTTGGTATTCCGGGCGATTACACTCTAAATTTTATGAGAGAGATAGAACAAAATCCCGGAATAGAATATGTCGGGGTTTCCAGAGAAGATTCAGCTGGGTATGCTGCAGATGCTTATGGTAGACTTCGTGGATGTGGTGCTGTATGTATTACCTACTCAGTAGGTGCAATGAATATTATGAATGCTGTGGCGGGGGCATATGCAGAAAAATCCCCAATGGTCGTTCTTGTTGGGAAACCAAGTGAAGAAGATCTCAAGATAAACCCCAATCGACATCATACTATCTCTACCGGCAATACACAAAAAGAAATCTTCAAGAATATAACATGTAACGCTTATACTTTAGATTCTGAAGATATGTTCGTCAATATGGCGGTGATACATCTTGCCCTAAATCAAATGCGAACACATTCACGGCCAGTATATATTGAATTTTCAAATAAAGATATAATGAAAAACGTTGATCATTATCTCTCCAAGTTCTATGCGGTATATGGTAGAGATGTACCCTATAACCACAAACCACAAATCCTAGACCTTGAGTATAAAGGTCTTGATAAATTCGTGAATGCAAAGAATAGAGTTCTCATCATTGGTCATGAAGTATTTCGAAATACATTAGAAGATAAAATTCTTGAGTTCTCCAAAAAATTAAATATACCAATTTTTACAACTCTTCTCGGTAAATCAACTATATCAGAATTTGAACCGAATTGTCTTGGTTGTGTTTCTGAATTATTTTCTGATATCTCTGTTATCAATAAAATAAAAGAGTCAGATTGTATTGTGTCACTCGGCATGGTTAACACAGATGTAGAATCATTTTCTTGGAATGCCGATATATCTATTAATATGGATGATGGTATTAGATTCAATAACGAACCTATCAAAGAGTTTAAAAATTCAAATTTGGGATTCCTCGAATTGGTTAGTTCTTTTATATCGAAATTTGAAGATATAGAGGCACAGGATCCTTCCGGCCTTTATGTATGGAATGCGATTGTGGAATCTGCTAAAGCCGAGGTTGATTCATCTGTGGCTTCAAGTCCAATTAAACTTGAATGTGTATTCGATTTAATTGGGAAGCTCGTGACAGATGATCACATAATCATATCTGATATAGGCGAATCATTATTTGGTATGATTGATGTTCCAGTAAGTAAGGGACAGTTCATGTGTATGGCATATTATACTTCTATGTCATTTTCGGTTCCAGCAGCAGTCGGAGTTAAGTTCGCTAAACCAAATAAACGACCCATTGTTATTGTTGGGGATGGCGCATTTCAAATGACCGGATCTGAATTCTCAACACATATTAGAAATAATTTAAACACCATCGTAATCATACTTAACAACAGGGGGTATTCTACTGAAAAAGCTATTATGGAAGGCGAATTTAATGATATACATAATTGGAGCTATGAAAAAATTACGGATCTCACGAATGGGGGCGTTGGTGTACATGTACAGGATTCGATCCAGTTTAAAGAGGTATTTGAAATGGCGATAGCAGATGAATCTGAATCCTATGTATTAAACGTTGAAATAGATCCAGAAGAACAATCAATTCCAATGAAAAATATAGTTCAAAAACTATGTATAGATAAACTGTGATGCAATGGGGAGACCGAGAACATGGACTGTATATTACACATTTAATTCCGATGGAATAATATATAATATATTTTACACCAAAGATAAAAATTGTGATGATAGAGTCAGAAAATATAAATCTGGATTAACAAATTCCGAGGCGATTCTCTTAGTCAAAATAATGAAAAATAAATATGGTATAGATTCTATAGATATAAATGAATCTATACCAGACAAACTTAAATATCTGAAGCTACCTCCACTGAGTCATAAATCGAGGTTAACTACATCATGGAACAAAGGTCTGAGGACTGGAGGATCTTACAAATCAGCATCAACCAAGGCTAATAACAGACTTAAATCTAAGAAGGAAATTTGGTTAAACAATACGTTCGTCGAAAAATCCTGTGTATTTTGTCACGAATCAGAAACATCATGTCTAAGATACTATCCGAAAGGGAGGGAGATTATCAGAATAAATAACAATTTAGGCATAACTCAAGTAAGATGTAAATTAATTGAGTTAATCGAGAATCAAGATGTCGTTTGCCTTAACTGCGAAAGTAAATTAAATATAGGGCTCGAATTAATTTAAAAAAAGCTTTACTTTCTGCTAAATTTGTTATATAATATAGGTATAAGTTAATTGATGAGATAAATTATGTTGATAAATTTTACTAAATCGGGAATAAAAATATCCCTCGAAAAAGATATTTCGGTATATATCATATATACAATATTGATTTTTGGTATGACTATAAAGAGTATTATTTCTTAAAAATCATAGCTCAGGAGTTAAAATGAATACAGATAAAAGTTATACATTATTTACACCTAAAGTACCGAAAAAGAAAAA